AGGATATAATTCCGATGTTTATGATTATGCCTTGTTTACTTTAGTTGCAATAGATTCAAATATTGGTGGTATTGGTGCTACCGTTGTTTATAATTTATCAAATTATCTTTTACCTGGAGAATCACCAGGAATTCATGATGTAGACAATTCTTTAGGTAGAATTATTCCAGAGAAACATTTCCCAATTTTTAATCCTATTTTAAAGATTAATACTTTTTACGAAGGTGAAGAAATCTTTACTTCATCCAGTTCAGGTATAGTTCAAAGTTGGGATGATAAAAATGGTTATCTAAAAATTATATCCTCTGATGATTTTTATATTGATGATAGAATAAAAGGTAGAACTTCTAACTCTCAGGGATTAATTGGAGAAATTATTGCATCTCTTGATGCCATTTATAACGTAAATTCATCTTCAATAGTTAAAAGTGGGTGGAAAAAAGAAACTGGATTCTTGAGCAATAATTTGCAAAGAACTCATGATAGTGACTATTATCAATATTTTTCTTATGCGCTCAAGTCTAAAATTCCATATGATACTTGGGAATCTTCAGTAAGTAACTTAAATCATACATCAGGATTTAAAAAGTTTAGCGATTTAATTATCGAATCTGAACCAGATGTATTTTCGGGAATTGCAACAAACCAAAATTTTGGCGATCTTACTGGTACTTTTGATCTATCTTCCTTCATTGATTTAAATTGCGTTAATGATTTTGATCTTGTAAGAGAAATTTCTTTTAATATTAATAACTCATTAAAGTCTAAAGAAATAATATTCAACTCTAAAACATTGCAAGATTATTTTGAGTCCGTTGGAAACCGAGTACTTATTTTAGATGATATAAGTAGTCGTTTTAATAGTAATCCCAGATCAACACCATTTTCTGTGGTTGACAATTTTAGACTAAATTCATCAAGATTTAAGAAATATTTCTTCTTTATTGCTGACAGTAGGTATTCATTAGAAAGACAATTAATGTCAGTGACAATCCTTCATAATAATACTGTAGGATTTTTAAATCAATATGCTCCAATTTACACCACTTATGAAATGGGGTATTTTGATTTTGTAGTATTAGGTGATGAAGGAAATATGCGGTTTTATCCTAATAAAAGTTCTGTAAATAATTTTGATGTTAATTTTATTTCTTATAATATTGAAGATTCTCTCGCATCAAATTCAACACAATATCTTGGCAGTGTTGCACGAATAACATCAAGTAGTGTTTCTATTCCAGTAGGAACTTCGTCTCCAACAACAGTCGTTGGAATAGCATCTACTTATAGAGCATCTAAACTATTAATTACAATTGGTGCAGAAGATGAATCGTATTTTGAATCAACAGAATTAACTGTAATACATGATGGATCTGATGTAAATGTGCTTGAATATGGAGAACTTGCAACCGATTCTTTAACTCCTTACTCATCTGTTGGATTGGGAACATATGGTGCATACTTATTTGGATCAACCTTGAACATTGATTTTACCCCATATACACCATTATCAAAATCTTATTACGTAAATTGCATAAGAACTTCAATTTCCGATGGTTCCTCAACGGGAATAGGAACTGTATCTCTTAGCACAGCAGAGTTATCTTCAAATTATGTTTCAATAGCGTCTAGTACAGCGCCCGTACAAAATTTAATCTCAACATATACTGTATCTCATGATAGTGCGTATTATTTGGTTTGTGTTGAAGATACAACAAATAATAGATATCAAATATCTGAAGTTGTAGTCGTTGATGATGAAACAAATGCATATTATTCTGAATTTGGAACTATTGAAACACACACATCACTAGGATCTATTAGTGCAGACGTTTCTGGAACTGATACAAATTTATATTTTACACCAATTCCTGGAATAGATTCTCAAGTAAGAATCGTTAAGACTGCTGTTGGACTCCTCAATAATTCAATTTCAACCTCAACTTATGTTGATCTTAATAATGCTTCTCTTGAAACAAATAACAGTTCTTATAGTGGAACTGAATTTGATGTGAGAAAGTCTTTTGACTTAACTCATAGACAGAATCCAGTTTTTGAAAGATATTTTAATGGTCAAGAATCTGAAAATGTAAATGTTTTAACTAATCAAATAAAAATACCAAATCATTTCTTTGTAACTGGTGAGGAAGTATCTTATACGTATTCTGGAGCGGATAGTAGTAGAGCAATAGGAATCACAACAACTAATATTGCAGGTATAGGATCAACAACTAAATTGCCATCAACTGTCTATATTGTTAAGAATGATGATTTATATGTTCAAGTTGCAGCTTCTGCATCAGAAGCCTTAAAAGAAGTTCCTACTGTTTTAGATTTAACGACAACTGGAATAGGAACATTGCATAAGTTTACTTCTAAAAAACAAAATTCTAAAGTATTAATATCAATTGACAATTTTATCCAATCTCCAATTGTTGCTACATCAGTAACAACAACACTTTTAAGTGATGCTTCTTTAATTGATGGATTTGTTAATCTTGTAGGAATTACATCATTTTTTAGTGGAGACTTAATTAAGATTGATGATGAAATCATGAGGATATCATCTGTTGGTCTTGGAACTTTATCTAATAGATTGACAGTTCAAAGACCTTGGATGGGAACAGGTATTTCGTCACACACAAATGGATCTTTAGTTACTAAGATTGTGGGAGACTATAATATTGTTGATAATGCTATAAACTTTAACTCTGCTCCATATGGATTGACACCAATAGGAACAACAACAAATCCTCCAGATGAACGTGATTATGCTGGAATAGGAACTTATTCTACATTTTCTGGAAGATCATTTATTAGATCTGGACTACAAGATACTACTAATGAAACATATTGGAATAATAATGTCTTTGATGACATATCTTCAAATTTTGTTGGATTAAAGACAGAATTTACTCTCCAATATGAAAATTCTAACGTGTCTGGAATAGTTACAAGTAATGCTATTGTTCTTTTAAATAATGTTTTCCAAGGTCCAGCAAGATCTGGTGGAATTAAAATTTCTGGAGATTATACTTTAAACGAAACGTCCGGAATCACTAGTATTTCATTTGTAGGATTTGGAACTTTATCAGCATCTTATGATATTAATACTAAAAATATAGTTCGTGGTGGAATAATAGTTTCTGTTGGATCGACTAGTGGATTTGGATATCAACCTTTAGTATCTGCTGGAGGGACAGCAGTAGTTTCTGGACTTGGCACTATCTCATTAATTAGTATTGGTAATAGTGGTTCTGGTTATAGGGCAGGAATTCAAACTGTAAGAGTAGGTGTTACTACACTTGGTGTAGGCACTGTTGGCGTTTATTATGTTGGCGTAGCAACTGTAAATAATGGACATATTACAGGTGTTGCAATTACCAATCCAGGTATGGGATATACCTCATCCAATCCACCAATTGTTGTTTTTGATGATCCTCTATCTTACTCAAACATACCTTTGGTTTATAGTTCTTCTTCAGCATCTGGTTTAGGAACCGAAGCATTAGTTGATATTGTTGTTGGACAAGGATCCAGTGTAATTAATTTTGAAATTAAAAATACTGGATATCGTTATGGGCAAGGAGAAATATTGACAGTTCAAACTGGGGGAGCAACTGGCATTCCTACAAATACCACGTTATCTTTTAGTGAGTTTCAAATTAATGTAGATAAAACTTTTACTGATAAATTTAATGGATGGAGTATTGGAGATTTGCAAGTTTTTGATCCATTAGATGGTTTGTTTAATGGTACAAGAATTACTTTCCCATTGAAGTATGATGGTGTTCAGACTACAATTAGAGCAAAACAAGGATCAAATATTGATATTGAAGCAACACTATTAGTTTTTATTAATGACGTACTCCAAGTACCAGGAAAAGGATACTCATTTAAAGGTGGTAGCACTATAACGTTTGCAGAACCTCCAAAATTTGGAGATACTTCTAAAATTCTTTTCTACAAAGGAACTGGAGATGTTGATGTTTTAAGTGTTGATATTCTTGAAACTATTAAAGTAGGTGACAATGTAACAATTAATAACGATTTATTGTCGTTGCAAGAAGAAGAAAGACTCGTAACAGAAATAGTTTCCACAGATATTGTCTATACAAATCCATATGCAGGTCCAGGGATTTCTGAAGATCCTAATTTACTAAGACCCGTTTTATGGTGTAGACAAACTGAGGATAAAATTATTGATGGGCAACAAGTTGCAAAAGATAGAATTTTATATGAACCAAACATTTTGCCAGTTTCATATTTAATTAATCCAGCATCTTCAACAGATACAAATTTATACGTAGATAATTTAAAAACATTTTTTGACTCAACTAATGAATCTAGTGCAGATAAACAGAAAGTAATTACTATCATTTCTCAAAACGCTCTAGTTTCTGCTTCAGGTACTGCAGTTGTTGCTGACGACGGAACAATTAGTTCTATTGTAATTAATGATGGAGGATCTGGATATACTTTTAATCCTGTTGTTAAAATTTCAAATCCAATTGGAATTGGAGAAACCGTAGGAATTGGGCAAACTGCTATTGCTATTGCTGGTGTAGGTGTTGGTGGAACAGTTTTCTCAGTATCACTTACTTCTGTTGGATCTGGATATACACATTCAAATCCACCTTCAGTCTTATTCGAATCTCCAAGACCTAAAACCGAAACTATTAAAAATGTTTCATATCAAGGTGACTTTGGATCCATTGTTGGATTTGGAACAACAACGGTATCAAGTGGAAGTGATTTATTTACTCAAATGATATTTGATTTTTATATTCCTCAGGATTCATATTTGAGAGATGGAAGTATTGTTGGATCAGCATATACAGTGAGTTCCATTGCTTCTGGCGACTACTTTATTGTTTATAATTCAAATATTGGATCAGCATCAACTACAATTATATCAAGAAATCTTGATGGAACTAATCTTGGTATTGGTACACAGTTTATTGATAACATTTACCAAGTTGATGATAAAAATGTTCTTCAAACAAATATATCAGGAATTGGAGTTACTTATGTTACAAGAATATTTGCAAGAATTGCCGGTGTTTCTACAGTAAGCTTTGGATCTACATTCATAACTTTTGATTCTACATTATATACATTTGATAATAATGGAAATGTGGGTCTTGTGACTTATTCTGGCGGAATAACTACTTCAAGATATCTTGGAAATTACAGTTGGGGTAAAATTACGCTTCCATTTAGAAAAACAACAAATAGTTATGAATCTTATGGGGATGGTAGAATTGGTGGTATTTCTACATCTTCTATTGTAGTTAGATATAATCCACTTAAATATCAAAATTACGTATCATGATTTTCAATAAATACTTAAAAACTTTATAAAAATGGCAAAGTTAGGAATAAACACTGGAATTACACCAAATGATGGCACTGGCGATAGTTTATTACAAGCTGGCATAAAAATTAATAGTAATTTTGGTGAAATTTATTCTGCCATTGGTGATGGTACAAATATTACCAATTCAATTGCTTATGCCACGCTTGCTGGTGTTGCAACTTATGCGCCAACTGCTGGCATAGCAACTTATGCTACAACCGCAGGAATTACTACAAATGCATCTTATGCAACTTTAGCAGGATTTGCAACTGCCGCATCCTCTGCCACAAATGCCACAAATGCCACAAATGCCACAAATGCTACTTACGCTACAACTGCAGGTATAGCGACTTACGCTACAACTGCTGGCATAGCAACTTATGCTCCAACTGCAGGTATAGCGACTTATGCACCAACTGCTGGCATAGCAACTTATGCTCCAACTGCAGGTATAGCGACTTACGCTACAACTGCTGGCATAGCAACTTATGCAGAAACTGCAGGCATAGCGACTTATGCACCAACTGCTGGTATAGCGACTTATGCACCAACTGCTGGTATAGCGACTTATGCACCAACTGCTGGTATAGCGACTTATGCGACTTACGCAGAAACTGCTGGAATTGCCACAAATGCGACTTATGCTACAACTGCTGGTGTCACTACAAATATTATAGGTGGTGTTCAAGGATCAGTTCCATTTCAATCTGCGACTGATCAGACTTCATTACTTGCACCTGGTATATCTGGATATGTTTTAATTAGCAATGGATCTGGACAAAATCCTACTTGGGGACCTGTATCTTCCGCAACAGCATTTTTTGGTGGAATTACCGTTCAAGATGAAGGTGTAACGGTAGGTACTGCCAATAGTGTATCGACATTAAACTTTGTTGGACCTAATGTTGTAGCAATAGCAAATACAGGTGCTGGAGGAATTTCTACAATTACAATTTCGGATTATGTATCAATTGCTGGTGTTGCTACTTACGCACCAACTGCTGGCATAGCAACTTATGCAGAAACTGTTGGCATAGCAACTTATGCAGAAACTGCTGGCATAGCAACTTATGCGCCAACTGCTGGTATAGCGACTTATACGCCTCTCGCTGGTGTTGCTACTTATACGCCTCTCGCTGGTGTTGCTACTTATGCGCCTCTCGCTGGTGTAGCGACTTATGCACCACTTGCAGGAATTTCTACTTTATCTAACGGGCTTACGGGAACTCCAAACATTGTTGTTGGTATTATCACAGCAAGTTCCTTCAGAGGTGATGGTTCTTTACTAACAAATATTAATACATCTCAATGGGTTTCTTATGGATTGGGAATTTCAACAACATCTAATGTTGGAGTTGGAACAACAAATCCACTTTATAAATTTAGTGTCTCAAATGATGCAACACCAACGTTTAATTTGGAAAATGTAATCGCAGATTTTACAGGAAGTTCTCAAAGTTACACGCAACTTAATATAAGAAATGCATTTCCATCTTCCGCTGCATCTGCAGATTTAATTATTACCTCAGATGATGGTGATGATACAACTAATTACATTGATTTGGGAATTAATAACAGTGGTTTTTCAACATCAACATGGACAATTAATGGACCACTGGATGGATATTTGTATAGTTCAGACTCTAATTTTTCAATTGGTGTTTCTAGTTCAAACAAATATCTTTCATTTTTCGTTGGTGGAACTTTATCATCAAATGAAAAGGTTAGAATCAATTCAAACGGTGTTGGAGTAGGAACCACAAATCCAACAAGTGCTCTTACAGTTAAAGGAAACACTTCTCTTGAAACATTGAATGTATCTGGTATTTCTACATTTGCTGGTATCACTACAGTTACTGGACCTACTTTATTCTCTAAGCAACTAAGTGTAAGTGGTGTTTCGACTTTTGGTGGAACACTAAATTCAAAAAATATAACAATGCTTGATGGCATATTTGCCATGAACTCCACCGCTGATGGTGCTGTTTTTGATATGGTATATTCTTCTGGAACTGACAGTTTTGATATTAGTTGGAAAAAAACTGGAAATTTGACTTGGTATATTCCCACGAATAGTAAATTCCAATTCATAAATCCAGGAGGGGGAGCACTTTCTGCTAAATTTACTTCACAGGGTAGTTCTGCTTTATATTATGCTGGATCTAATAAAATAGAAACCAGCGGCATTGGAGTAACAGTTACTGGAGTAACTTCAACAACAAACTTATATGTGACTGGTGTTTCTACATTTGCTGGTATTACTACAGTCACTGGATCAACTTTATTTGCCAATCAACTTAATATTTCTGGTGTTACTACACTTGGAAATACAATCGTAGGTGGTGCAACAACACAACTAATTGTAAATGGTGATGTAAGAATTACAGGTATTCTTACAATTGGATCCTCTTCAATTACATTAAATGGATCTAGCAATACACTTAATGTTGGATCTGGTATAACATTTAGTGGAAATACTGGACAAATTTCTGCAGGATCTTTTATTGGAACATCTACAGATTCTGAAAAACTGTCTTCTCAAGATCCTTGCTTCTATACAAATTATAATAATTTCTATAATACTCCAGAACAAGTTTGGACCAATGTAAGACAAAGTAATGTTGGTTCCGGAACTACTATTACTGGTATTACAAGTTCTTATACATTTAGTTCTGCCAGAACTGTTGCTGGAGTTTCTACAAACCAATTAACTGTTACTGGACATTTATATTATCCGACTTCTAGTTATATTGGACCTGATGTTGATGTTCTTGTATTATATCATGGAACAATTGAAACTGCAGGTGTAAGTCCTTTGGATGCTGCACAGACATTTATGAATCTTGCAACAATTCCATCTGGATTAAACATTAGAGATAAAATTATCTTTTCTGTAGCATATCCTCAAGATGCAATTCCAGTTTGGGTTAATAGTATTGAAAGTCCTTCAGCAGAATTCCCAGAATTTGCTAGTGTTTTAGATATTAATAATTTCTATCTTGGAGATAATATCTATCACGCCGAAGCAGCACTTCTTTGGGTGAAAGAGAAATTGAATTCTTACATGAGTTCTGTTGGTATTGCAAAATCAGTTTCAAGAGTCTATACATTTGGACACTCTCAAGGAGGATATTTGGTGCATAGGTTAAACACTATGCATCCTGTTGATGGAGTTATTTCAAATGCCCCAGGTCCAATTGATCTGTTAGACAGATGTTCTGGAGTAGCACAAACTTCTACCTATACTTGCAATAAAATTGGAGTCGGAATAGGAACAACTTTATCAAATCCAGATGCATATGACTCTCGTTCTCTCAAGAGTTACTTATCGGGAACTTTATCACCAACATTGTTTACTCAAGCATTAGATGATGATGCATATCAAGTTAACTTGATGCAAACAGTGTTTCAGCCTGGTATTAGTACTTGCACTGAATATGGTCCAATCCAGTTTAATTACTATACATCTGGAGGACACACATCATTTGCTACAAGTTCTTTTGTTCAAAGAGATGTTCGTAATTATATTAATTCTGGATATACTGGTTCATATACTTTCTATAGTGTTGGAATAGGGACCACAAATCCATCAAGTGCTCTTGAAGTAAATGGAACAATTAAAGATTCTATTGGAAATGTCCGTGCTCTTCCACAAAATTCTGTTGGTGTTGCATATACACTTGCAGTAACTGATGTTGGAAAGCATGTTGCAATTACAACTGGTGGCATCACAGTTCCTCCATCAGTCTTCAGTATTGGTGACAATGTAACTGTCTTTAATAACTCTGATTATAATCAAATGATTACTCCAGGTAGTGGCGTAACTCTTAGACGTGCTGGAGTTGGAGATACTGGAGCAAGAGGATTGAATGGATATGGATTAGCAACAATTCTTTGTATTAATACAAATAGTTTTGTAATTACTGGGGCAGGGTTAACCTAATGGCAATAACAGGTATTCTAGCATCAACTGATAATAATTCTCCAACTATTGGTATTGCATATACAAGCGTTGTTGGTACTGGAGGAACTTCTGGAGATTATCAATTAGACATATATCATTTAAATGAAAGATCTAGAGGAAGTCGTCCTGTAGTAATAGGTATTCATGGCGGTGGATGGTGTATTGGTGATAAAAGTTTATCAGGATTTACAAAATACAAAGCAAACTTTTTTGTTAGAAAAAATAAATGTGTTTATGTTTCTATTAATTATAGATTAAGTCCTGTTGGATTTTTAGTTGGAGTAGGAACTGCTCTTTGGAGTGCAAGCAGAATTAAATTTCCAGATCATTATAATGATATGGCAATTGCTATTAAATGGATTAGAGATAATATATCATCTTATGGTGGAGATCCAGACAAATTGATTTTGATGGGACATAGTGCAGGAGCACAAAGCAGTATCCTTTTAGCAACAAATCATGAATTTATCAATGCTGTTGGAGTACCAACATCCAGTATTAAGGGTGTTATCTGTGTAGACACTGAAGGTTTTAATATTTTAGATCAAGTTTTAAATCCATCAACAGACACTGATGCTGGAGATCCTAATCCAAATACTGTAAGAGAAATTTATGAAAATGCTTTTGGGATATATCCAGGAATACACACTGGATTTTTATACCAAACTAAAGATTATGCAACTGTTGGTGCAGCAATGTCTGTATATAATCGTGCTTCTCCAGATCAAAACCTTAGTACACCAAACATACCTAAATTGATGATTCTTGGAAGAGGTGATTCAGATAGAATGGCTAAAAGTGGTGCATTCTATGCAAGTATGGTTTCTGCTGGAGTTGCGGGTACTTATATTTCTTATCCCAATGCTGTTGATGGTGTAGTAACAACTTATACTCATGATGAAATATCAGATTCCATTGGTTCCCCAACAGATCCTCCAACTGGAAGATCTTTACCTGTTGGAATAGGAAATGTGAGCACGGAAATTATTAATTTTATTTCCAGTCTTAATCTTTAAACTCTTCATAAATAGATAAAAAACTCATAAAATGGCAGCAATTATAACTGATCAATTAAGAATTTTAAATGCAAAGAGTTTTGTCTCTGTTGCAACTTCAAGTGTTAATTCATTTTATGCTTTTGTAGGACTTACAAATGCTACTGATTATGATTCAAATTGGAATGTAAATCCTCCTGCACCAAAAGATTGTTTTGATGAAGAAAATAATTATTGGGATAATATGATTGCTTTAAAAAAAATTAAAGCGGATGATGTAAAACAAGTTGTCAGAAAAGTTACTTGGTCTTCTGGAACAACTTATGATATGTATCGCCATGACATTAGTAGAACGAATACATCAAAACCTTCTGAAGCGACAAGTTTATATTCTGCAAATTATTATGTCGTAAATAGAGATTATAAAGTTTATATCTGCCTTCAAAATGGAACTGATCCCGAAAATCCAGAAGGAAGACCATCATTAGATGAACCAATATTTACAGATTTGGAACCAAAGTCTGCAGGAACTTCTGGAGATGGTTACATTTGGAAATATTTGTATACAATTAATCCCAGTGATATTGTAAAATTTGATTCTATTAATTTTATGCCAGTTCCCAAAAACTGGGAAACTAATTCTGAAAATTCTGCAGTAAGAATTAATGCCGCATCTAGTGGGCAATTAAAAATTGTAACAATTACAAATCGTGGTGTAGGATTAGGAACTGCAAACAGAACTTATACAAGAGTTCCCATAAAAGGTGATGGAATTGGAGCAGAGGCAACCATAGTCATTAATAATGATTCTAAAGTAGAATCAATTACAGTATCAAATGGGGGATCTGGATATACATATGGATCTGTAGACTTAGTTGCGGGTAGTGTGCCTACAGGAAGCACAAGACCTACTTTTAATATTATTATTCCACCTCAAGGTGGTCATGGTGCAGATATTTATCGTGAATTAGGTGCTTATAACGTCCTAATTTACTCAAGAATTGAAAATGATAACCAAAATCCAGATTTTATTACGGGAAATCAAATTGCTAGAGCAGGAATAATTGAAAATCCTCAAGCTTACAATAGCACATCAATTTTATCACTAGAAAAAGCAAGTGCGTTAAGTGCATTAAAATTAGTTGGCGCTGGATATAGTTCGGCAATTTTTACTCCAAATAGTCTAATCACACAAACAATTGGTATTGGATCCACTGCAGTTGGTCGAATTGTTTCATACGATCAAAATACTGGTGTTCTAAAATATTGGCAAGATAGAAATTTAGCTGGTTTCAATACTAATGGTACACAAAACACTAATCCAACTTATGGATTTAATTTAATTCCATTTACAAATACTATTGGATCTGGTGGAAGTTTAACAATTACAGGTGGATCTGTTAGTTTATCAATTGATACTAACTTTACAGGTGTATCTACAGTAATAAATAGTAGAACATATTACCTTGGTCAATCTTTTAATGGAGGGGTGGCAAATCCAGAAGTTCAACCATATTCTGGAAAAATAGTATATGTTGATAATAGACCATCAATTACAAGGTCAATTAATCAAAAAGAAGATATTAAAGTTATTTTGCAATTTTAAAAAACCATGCCACAGGAAACTAATTTAAACGTATCCCCATATTTTGATGATTTTGATGCGGATAAAAACTTTTATAAAGTTTTATTTAAACCTGGTTATCCGGTTCAAGCAAGAGAATTAACTACATTACAGTCAATTCTACAAAATCAAGTTGAACAATTTGGAAATCATATTTTCCAAGAAGGATCACCTGTAATTGATGGTCAACTTAGTAATGATAATCCGTTTCCTGCAATACAGATTGAAGAAACTTTTAATGGTGCTCCAATATCACTTTATTTTGATCAACTTTTAGGTAAAAAAATTAGAGGTGCTACAAGTAATGTTGTAGCGATTGTTCAATATCTTTTAACAAACGTTGATTCTGACAATGATAATTATACATTATACTTAAATTATATACAAAGTGGTGGAGATGATTTTACATTAAGAACTTTTATTGATGGAGAAACACTTCTTTTAGAAGAACCTTTAACTTATGCAAGTTTTACAATTCAATCTGGACAAGGTGTTTGTAATACAATTTCTACAAATGCATCAGCAAGTGGATCATCTGTGGCGATTAGAGATGGTATTTATTTTGTAAGAGGATTCTTTGCAAATGTTAATTCACAAAGAATTTTGTTAGATCAATATGATGTTGCTCCTTCATATAAAGTTGGTCTTCAAGTTGTTGAAAAAGTTGTAACAGCAGATGAAGATGCAACTTTATTTGATAATGCACAGGGATTTTCTAATTATTCAGCTCCAGGAGCTGATAGATTTAAAATAGAATTAGAATTAACAAAAAAACCATTAAATGATAATGATACTGGAAATTTTATAGAGTTATTAAGGATTATTAACGGCATCCCACAATATTTTACAAAAAAGACAGCATATAGTTTAGTTCGTGACGAATTGGCAAGAAGAACCTTTGATCAATCAGGTGATTTTTATGTAAAACCGTTTACTCTTTATGTTAGAGACAATTTAAATGATAGATTAGTCAACACAAATGGTGTTTACTATGAAGATCAAATTACAGTAGAAGGAAATACGCCATCAGACGATCTAATGGTCTATCAAATTGGACCTGGAAAAGCTTATGTTAGTGGATATGATACTGAAACAATATCACCAAAACTTTTAGATGTTCCTAAAACAAGAACGACAAAAACTCTCTCAAATCAAGTTGTTTCCTTTAACGCAGGAAAATTAGCAGTAGTAAACAATTCATTTGGATCAGCAACTATTGGTATTGGAACTACTGCAGTCGTTAGTTTGATGGATTCTCGTCTTGGATCTTCAAAATGGGTAGCCGCCGGTACAACCATTGGATATGCGAGAGTTTATGATTTTATTCCACAAACAGATTATGTTGATCAAACAAGTCGATTAAATTTAAGATTGTTTGATATTCAAACATTTACAAATATTGGATTAACGACAACAATCACACAAACTACTCCAGCATTTATTCAGGGAAAAAGAAGTAATGCTAGTGGTTACTTAAAAGATAGTGTTTCTTCAAATAGTTCTTTAACTCTTTATCAAGTATCTGGCACATTCTTAGAAAATGAACCAATTGTAATTAATGGAATTGATGATGGAAGACTGATTAAAACAGTTACAGATTATTCACTACAAGATGTGAAATCAGTATATTCAAAAATTGGTGTATCTACATTTAATGCAGATTTGGTTCTTGAAAATAAATTTTATATTACGTCTCCCGGAACTCAATTTAATATTACTGCAGTAAGCGGAGGAATAAGCACAGTTTCTTGTGGATTGGGAACTAATTTTGTTAATAAAATTTCTTCGGGAGATCTTATTACCTATGCAAACCCCACTTTAGGTGGAAACGTAGTATATAATAAAGTTGAAACAGTTAGTGCTGGTGGAACTAATTTTACAATTTCTGCTATTACGACTGTCAATGGTGTTTGTGCTGGAAATTTACCTACAACTACATCTACTGTAGTTGATATACTTAAATTGTCTTCATCATTAAATTCAAATGACTCGTCTTTACTTACAAAATTACAAAGACAAAATATTTCTACAATTGATTTATCTAATAATCAATTAACACAAAGAAGACTTTTTTCAAATCAAACATTTGCAGGAAATTCTATTACAGTTACTTTAACTGATTCTGATGTTATTTTTGACTCATTTGATGAAGATAGATTTATAGTTACATATTCCGATGGTTCGGTTGAACCATTGAGAAGTGACAAGTATAGTCTTGACACTACAGGAAAACAACTTACTTTTAATGGATTAACAAAAGGATCTGGAACTGCTAACGTAATTACTACTGTTAAGAATTTAAAACCAAGTTCAAAAATTAAAAAATTAAATAAAGCAAATAATATAATTGTCAATTATTCAAAATATTCTTCATCTGGTATTGGAACAACTACATTGAATGATGGATTAACTTATAGTCAAGTTTATGGTGTTAGAGTTCAAGATGATGAAATTTGTTTAAATTATCCAGATGTTCTTAGAGTTCTTGCAGTTTATGAATCTTCAACTATTGCAGATCCATCTTTACCTTTAATTCAATTAGGATCTTTTACTGGACCTTCAAATAATAATTCTGACTTTATTGTTGGTGAAGGTATTTTAGGCAAAGAATCAGGAGCTTTGGCAGTAATTGTAAATAAAATTGACACTGATAAACTTGAATATGTTTATATAAATGGATCACAATTTTCATTAGATGAAACTATAGTTGGTCAAGAATCAACAGTATCAGCTTCAATTGTTTCAAAATCTTTAGGAAGTAATAACATTACAAAAAACTTTATTTTTGATCATGGTCAAAGAGAAACACATTATGATTATTCTAGGATTATTAGAAAAAAAGGATTTTCGGAACCAAAAGGAAAATTAAAAATAGTTTTTCAAAACTACACTATAGATTCATCAGACACCGGTGAATTTATAACGGCAAATAGTTATTCTAATAGTTCATACAAGAATGATATTCCTGTTTTTAACAATGTTAGAGTATCAGACTTTATTGATATTAGACCAAGAGTAGCACAATATTCACTCACAACAAGATCTCCATTTGAATTCAATTCAAGAAATTTTGCAAATGATGGGCAATATTCAAAATATGTTTTTGCTCCAGGAGAAAATATACAAATTTCATATTCTTATTATTTGCCAAGAATTGATAGAGTCTTTTTAAATCAAGACGGAACATTCGATGTTGTACAAGGAATTCCAAGTGATAAACCAATTCCACCATCGTTAAAATCTAATGCATTAGATATTGCAAAAATTACAGTTCCACCCTACGTTTTCAACGTAAAAAATGTAATTGTGGATATGGCAAAACATAAGAGATATCAAATGAAAGATATCTCATTACTTGAAGAAAGAATTCTAAGAGTAGAAGAATTTACTACACTTAACGCTTTAGAAAGCAAAACACAAAATTTTGGGATAAAAGACGCAGAAACTGGTCTTGATCGATTCAAATGTGGATTTTTTGTTGATAATTTTTCGGATCATCGCTATCAAGACTTAAATAATCCAAGTTTTAGATGTGCAATTGATAGAGAGCAGAGAACTTTAAGACCTTTGCATTACACAACAATAGTTGATCTACAACTTGGATCTGAACTTATTTCTGGTAACGGAAGCACTTACTCTCCGAATGCTGATGCAAGTTATGTAACTGATCTTGGTTCTCCAAATGTTAAGAAGACTGGAGATTTAATTACTTTAAATTACAGTGAAGTTGTATACGCTTCACAACTTCTTGCAACCAGAACAGAAAGTGTAACTGCATTCTTAGTTGGATATTGGACAGGCACAATACAACTTAATCCATCCATTGACACTTGGTTTGATGAAAAATCTGTAACATCAACTTCATATAATGAAATTTCAACAACAGTTATTCATCCAGATGTAAATATAATAGTAACAAATAATATTACTGAAAATGTTACTGCTGTAAATCCACCAATAACTCAAGTAGGAGCGCCACCAAAAGATGCATATTTACAAAATGCTTTAAACTTAACAAACGGTGGAAGAGATCAAATCGTTATTGGATATGGTGGACACGGCGGGGGTGAGGCAAGAACGTTAGAAATTGTAAATGGAGATACTATTAGAATAAATGGTCTTCATATTAATACAGCTGACTATAATCTTCTTGTACAGTACATTCCACCAGATGTTGCTGAGCAATACATCAACAGCATGTGGGGTGCGGGTGGATATATTGATTATAAGCCAGGATCTCCTCCCTCTACATCTGTAGAACAAATATCAAATACAACGACTTCGACAACATCAACTTCACAAACAACTACAACTATAACTCCCGAGCAGATAACTGCCGTAGATACAATATCCCAATCACAATCACATTACACTGAACCAGTTCTTTATATAAGAAGTAGAAATATTGAATTTGATGCTTCAAATTTAAAACCAGTTACTAGATTTTATTCATTTTTCCAGGGAATAGACGTAAGTAAATACATTATTCCCAAACTCCTTCAAGTTACAATGATTTCTGGTAAGTTTCAAACCGGAGAAACTGTTGTAAGTGATCCTAATTTTACAGCAGCAAAAATTAGTTTTAGATTATGTTCTACAAACCACAAGTCTGGTCCTTATGATAATCCTATAGAAACATTTTCACTAATTCCTTACAATCAACAACCATCTCCAACTAATTACAGTGAATCTTCAACTTTCTTAAATGTAGATACTCGTTCTTTAGAATTATCCACTGAAAGTGATTTTTATGGGCAAATTGCGCCAAATATGACATTGATTGGAAAAACTTCTGGAGCTGTTGCAAAAATTTCTGACATTAAATTAGTATCTGACAATGTTGGTAGATTAATAGGTTCTTTATACATACCAGATCCAAATATTCCTGAGAATCCTATGTGGATAAATGGTGAGAATGTATTTACTCTTACAGATATTTCTTCATTGTCTACTCCCCCAGGCGCAGTAGATTCCGGAGGTGTTTATTTAAATCAAAGTAGTGGAAATGCAACGTATGGTTCATCTGGAACTTATAATGTAACAGAAACTAATATTTTAACTACAAGAAATATTACAATTGTTCCTGCTTGGAATACAAATACAACAACAATAACAAATACGACAACGAATACAACAACAACAACAGATATATTTACTGTAACACCAGGAGAAGAAGGAAGTGTAACTATTCAACAACCGTATGATCCTCTTGCACAATCATTCTATGTTGGTGAAGATACTGGAATATTTTTAACTTCCGTTGAAGTTTATTTCAACACAAAATCTGCTGACATGCCAGTTACTTTGCAAATCAGACCAGTTACTAATGGTGTTCCAAGTAACATGGTAATTCCTTTTTCTGAAGTATCTTTAACTCCAGATAAAATTAATCTTTCAGGAGATGGATCAGTATCTACGAAATTTACTTTCCCATCACCAGTTTATCTCTCTGGTCCAAGTCAGCAAACAGTGAGGGATGCTCCTATTGCAAGTAGTACTCTTGCAGAGTACGCAATTGTATTACTTTCCAACAGTCCAGACTTTAGAGTTTTTATTACAAGACTTGGAGAACCAGATATTACAACTGGAGTTTCTGTTTCCGCACAACCAACTTTAGGAAGTTTATTCAAGTCACAAAATGGATCTACTTGGACACCATCACAATATGATGATCTCAAATATAAAATTAATAGAGCTGAATTTGTTAGTGAAGGATTAGTAAGATTCTTCAATCCTAAGTTAGGATTATCTAATAGAAAAGTCACAGTTACATCACAAAATAGTTTCCAACCTCTATCTAAAAAAATTATTGTTGGATTAGGATCTACCGGATATAATTCAAGTCTTGTTGTTCCTGGTGTAAATATCTACCAAGGTTCTGCGCGTGGAACTCTTACGGGAATTGCTGGAAGTGTAACAGTAGGAACCGGAGTAACTATTGTTAATGCTGGAGTTGGTTATACTGATGGAACTTTTACTGGAATTTCCTTAGTAAGCGAAACTGGATATGGTCAAGGTGCTACTGCAACAGTTATTACATCGTCAAATAAAGTTAATAGCGTTAACATAACCTCTGGTGGATATGGATATCAAGTTGGTGACTCTTTGATAATTCCTGGATTAGGTCAAAATGTAGGATTTGGTGCAAAACTAGTTGTTAAAACACTTGGATCTAATAATGCCTTTGTTATTGACAACGTTCAAGGTGCATTTTCTGCTGGTATTAATACTTTAAGTTATCAAACTTCTGCAGGCATAACAACTTATGTTGGTGTTGGAGTAACAATTTCAAGTATAACACAAGACCAATATTATGATGGATTGCACATGAAAGTATCTCAAATTAATCATGGTATGCATTCACCTACAAATTATGTAAGAATTAGTGAGATGCGTCCTATGAATGATGATACTCATACAACATTATCATCAAGTTTAAGTTCTTCGGAAACTTCTTCTATTGCTGTGGTATCTGGAGTAGGATTTACAAATTTTGAAGGTCTTACTGTTAGTGCTTCAAATCCAGGTTATGTAATTATTGGAAATGAAGTTATTAAGTATACTAGTGTGTCTGGAAACACTCTTACAACATTGACAAGATCAATTGATGGCACACAAGCAATTACTTATAATTCTGGAACTTACGTTTACAAGTATGAATTTAACGGTGTTTCATTAAGAAGAATTAATAAAGTTCATAATTTTGCTGAAACTGATACTACAAATCATCCAATTTCTCTTAATACTTATTTTGTAAAAATTGATATGGATGATACAGATTTTGATGGTGTTGGAATTGGTTCGAATAGAACAAATGATTTATATTTTAATAAAACCGCGCAAATGGGAGAATCTGGAACAGTTCTCACAAATAACATTCAATTTGAATCTATTGAACCAAAAATTACAAAGATAATTCCAGCAAAAACAAACATTACTGGAAAAATTAGAACATTCAGCGGAACAAGTGTTGGAGGTAATGAACCATCATTTGTAGATAGTGGATTTGAAGAATTTGGATTAAATAACATAACTTATTTCAATTCACCAAGACTAATATGTTCAGATATTAATGAATCTAAATTCATAGATGAAGCTCCAGGAAATCGTTCTCTTACAATGGAATTCTTAATGACATCTACTGATACTAGAGTTTCTCCAGTCATAGACACAATTGGAGTATCTGCAGTACTTACATCGAATTTAATTAATAATCCTGTTGGAATTTTGACAGCATCAAATTATGCGTTAGATGATAGCATAAGAAGTCTATATGATGATAAACATAATTCAATTTATATTTCAAAACCAATTAGATTGAAATTACCTGCCAACTCATTAAAAATTCTCCTTTCCGCAAGTAGGAATAGTACAAATGATATAAGAGTTCTTTATAGATTGTATAGAGATGATTCTACAGATGGATCCCAAAATTATGAATTATTCCCAGGATATTCTAATTATTATATTGATGGATTTGGTATTAAAAGAGTTATTGATTCATCTATGAATGATGGATCAGCAGATTCTTACATTCAAGAAAGTGAAAATAGAGCGTTTAAAGACTATGAATATTCAGTTGACGATCTACCAGAATTTAATGCATTTTCAATCAAAATTGTAATGGCAGGCACAAACCAAGCAACTCCACCGTTAATTAAAGAATTAAGAGCAATTGCAACGGTTAAACCTACACAATAAAAGTATGAAATATTTAAAAGTAAAAGATCAAGAAAATTTAGTAAGAGACACTTATTCTAATGCGATTATAAACACTGATATTGATGGTTATAATGAATACATTCAAAACTATAAAAAAGTTTATAATGAAAAACAAAGAATTAAAAATCTTGAAGATGATATGAGTCAAATGAAAAATGACTTGAATGAAATTAAAGAACTTTTGAGAGGTCTTTCAAATGGATCCAAATAAAATTACTTTGGAAAATATCTCTAAACTATTTGAATATGAAAAACTTGCAAGAGATATAGATAGTATAGATGAAATTGATGTATTGAGAAATTATGCAAAGTCTTACATTAAATTATATCTAAAACAACAAGAAGTAGTTGCTAACTTTAAAATCTAATGGCACAACCATCTACAAGACAAGAACTAATTGATTATTGTAAAAGAAAACTGGGATATCCAGTTTTAGAAATTAATGTTGCCGATGAGCAAATTGAAGATCTTGTAGATGATGCAGTTCAATTTTTCCAAGAAAGGCATTTTGATGGTGTTTTTCAAACCTACATGAAATATCAAATTACACAAGATGATATTGACAGAGGAAGAGCACGAGGTGGAACTAGTAATTCTGTTGGAATTACAACAACAACTGTAAATGAAACCGTTGGAAATTCAACTTCTTTTAAATTTGAAGAGAATGGTAATTATCTACCTGTTCCCCCATCGGTAATTGGTGTAAATAAGATTTTTCACTTTGATGGTACAAATACCATTACACATAATATGTTTAGTGTTAAATATCAATTATTTTTAAATGATGTCTACTATTGGGGATCCACTGAATTATTAACTTATGCTATGGTTAAAACATATCTTGAAGATATTGAATTTTTGCTTACAACTCAAAAGCAAATCAGATTCAATAAACGTCAAGACAGACTTTACTTAGACATTGATTGGGCAAGTTTAAACGCTGGAACTTATTTGGTGATTGATTGTTTTAGAACCTTGGATCCAAATGATTATTCAAGAGTTTGGAATGATTCTTTTCTAAAACCATATTTGACCGCATTGATAAAAAGACAGTGGGGACAAAATCTCATTAAGTTTCAAGGAGTAAAACTTCCTGGCGGAATAGAACTTAATGGAAGACAATTGTACGATGATGCCCAAAGGGAAATAGATGTCATTATGGAAAGAATGTCCAATACTTACGAATTACCACCTCTAGACATGATCGGATAATATGCTCAATCCATTTTTTCTCCAAGGATCAAAAACTGAGCAATCATTAATTCAGGATCTGGTTAATGAACAACTCCGCATGTATGGAGTTGAAATATATTATGTTCCCAGACAATATATTACTAAAAAAACTGTAATTAAAGAAGTTATTGAGTCAAAATTTGAACATGCATATCCGATTGAAGCATATGTAAACACATATGAAGGATATGGTGGACAAGGAACTATCCTTTCAAAATTTGGCGTTCAACCATTGAATGATTTAACAATTACAATTTCCAGAGAGAGATACGAAACTTATATTACACCATTAATTAAAAATATTCCAAATATTGAATTGCCAACAAGACCTAAAGAAGGAGATCTGATTTATTTTCCTTTAGGTGATAGAATTTTTGAAATTAAATTCGTTGAACACGAGCAACCATTTTATCAATTACAAAAAACTTACGTTTACGAATTGAGATGTGAACTATTTCGTTACGAAGATGAAATTATTGATACTGGATTTAATGAACTTGATGATAATATTAAAGACGAAGGATATATTCAAACTTTAAATCTGGTCGGATCTGGAGTAACTGCTACAGCAATTACTAGCATAGTAAATGGTGGAATAAGATACATAACAGTTACAAATAGAGGTAATGGATATTCTTCAGCACCTAGAGTTGCTATTTCTTCAGCACCTTCTGGAGGAGTAACTGCCACTGGCATTGCAACAATGATAGCAAATATTGTTGATTGTAATGGAACATCATCTCTCAAAGTTCAAGGTGTTGAATTAACTAATCCTGGATATGGATATACTGTTGCTCCTTCCGTTTTATTTTTTGGTGGTGGAGGAACTGGCGCTGCAGCAACATCAATAATTGGAGATGGTATTGTAGGAGTAGTAACAGTAACTAATGGTGGTTCTGGTTATATTTCACCACCAACAGTAACACTCAGCAATGTTGGGGCATCGGTAACTGCTATTGCTAGAGCAAATATCAACAGTGTTGGGATTGTTACACAAATTACAATAGTAAACTCTGGTCTAGGATACACAGTTGCACCAACAATTACAATTTCTTCTCCATATATGGTTGGTGTTGGAACTTACATTTACAATGAACTTGTTAGTGGAAGTGTAAGTAATACAACAGCTAAGGTTAGAAATTGGAATGCTTCTACTGGACAACTTGAAGTTTATGATATTTCTGGAAATTTTGTAAATGGAGATCTTATTGTTGGCGCTGCATCTTCTGCAACTTACAAACTAAGAACTATTACTTCTGATAATTTAAGAGATACCTTTGCTGAAAACGACACCATTCAACAAGAAGCAAATGGTGTTCTTGACTTTTCCGAAGTAAATCCTTTCGGAACTCCATAAATAGTCTATCTAAAGTTTTTAATAGTAATATAAAGGTTCTCTAAAATGTTTGAGTATTTTTATCACGAAATTATAAGAAATACAATCATTGGATTTGGATCTTTGTTTAATAATATCAATATTAAACATACCAATGACTCGGATGATGTTGTTAGTGTAATAAAAGTTCCATTGGCTTATGGACCAACTCAAAAATTCTTGGCAAGGTTGGAGCAAGTTCCAAATTTAAATAAACCAACGCAAATATCATTGCCAAGAATGTCATTTGAAATAGTTGGTTTAACTTATGATCCAACAAGAAAAGTTTCAACTACACAAACATTTAAATCATACTTAGAAAGTGATAAAACAATAACAACAACTTATATGCCTGTTCCATATAATTTGTCATTTGAATTGAGCATCTTTACCAAATTAAACGATGATATGCTTCAGATTATTGAACAGATTTTACCTTACTTTCAACCAGCATATACCTTATCTGTCGATTTGGTTAAAACTATTGGAGAAAAAAGAGATATTCCAGTAATTTTAGAAAGTATTACAATGGATGATCAGTATGAAGGTAATTATGATACACGAAGATCATTAATATATACCTTAAAATTTACTGCAAAGACATATCTTTTTGGACCAGTTTCAGATGTATCAAAAGATATTGTCAAAAAAGTTTCAATTGGTTTTGTTTCTGGTGGCACAAATGGAAGAGATCTTACTTATTCGATAGAACCAAGAGCAACTAAAAATTATACAGGAACAGTTACTACAACATTATTTGAAGACATTGATGCATCATCAACATCAATAACAGTTAATGATGCATCATCTATTCCTGTACAATCTTATATTACCATTGATGATGAAGAATTGTATGTAAAATCTAAATCTGGAAATATTTTAACAGTTACAAGAGGTGCAGATAATACAATTGCAACACCGCATGTACTTGGGACGGGAGTTAAAAAAATCACAAGTGCAGATAATCTTTTAATTGAACCAGGTGATGATTTTGGATTTAGTGAATTATGAAAATGACAAAGAAATTTGATAAACTTAATGATACATTCAATGTAAGTAGTGAAATAGTATCTGCTGAAACTGAAAACATAGTTGATAAAATTGAAAAAATATCATCTCCAGTAAGTGATGTTAAAAAAGATTATGATTATACAAGAGGACATCTGTATTCTTTGATAGAAAAAGGTCAAGAAGCAATCAACGGTATTTTGGAATTAGCACAGGAAAGCGAAATGCCAAGGGCTTATGAAGTTGCTGGACAACTAATTAAAAATGTTGCTGATGCAACAGATAAATTAATGGATCTTCAAAAAAAATTAAAAGATATTGAAGAAGAGAAACAAAAAGGTCCTACAACTGTAAATAATGCTCTTTTTGTTGGTTCTACTGCGGAACTAGCAAAACTCCTTAAACAGCAAACTGAAAATGAAGACATTTAAACAGTTTCAAGAAGATTGGACGAATAAATATAAAAAGAATATTGATTGCTCAAATCCAAAAGGATTTTCTCAACGTGCTCATTGTGCGGGGAGAAGAAAAAGAGCAAAAGGTGAGCAGACTAAATCAAAACCAGTTGAATAATGCCTAAGATCAAGTCACATAAAACAGTTGAGCAAATTGCAAAGAAGCATCGTCTTGATGTTTCTTTTATACAAAAGCAACTTGATATGGGCGAACCTATTGAACATGAGCACACTAAAGATCATGAATTGGCAAGAGACATTGCTCTTCAACATCTTGATGAAATTCCAGATTATTATACTCGTTTGAAAAAAATGGAAGCAGATGCTAAAAAGCATCATAAAAAATTTAAAGATGTTACCGAAGAAGGTCTCCGTGATTGGTTTGGAAAATCAAAATCAAAAGATGGAAAACCTGGTTGGGTGAATGTAGTTACGGGTGGTACTTGTGCCAGCGATGAACCTGGAGAAGGAGTTCCCAAATGCGTATCTTCTTCTAAAAGAGCAAGTATGACAAAAGCAGAAAGACTATCTGCATCAAAAAGAAAAAAATCGGCAGATCCTGGACAACAAGAAAAATCTGGTGCGGCAAAACCAACCTATGTTTCAACTGATAGTTCAAGAAAAAACATGAAAAAAGAAGAAGTGCAATTACAAGAAATCAAAGATAAAAAAGGTAAAGGCAGTGGAAAAAAAGATGCTTGTTATAATAAAGTAAAATCCAGATATGATGTTTGGCCAAGTGCATATGCTTCGGGAGCACTTGTTAAATGTCGCAAAGTTGGCGCAGCAAATTGGGGAACTAAATCGGAGGCAACCATGCACGAAGAACAAAGATATTGTCCTTTATGTGACAAAAGAGAAACAAGATCCGAATGTTCTTATGGTGGAAAAGCATGGGATAAAGTTTCTGTAAAAGATCATGAATATTCAATGGTAAGATCAGAACTTGAAACTCTTATGAATGCTGCAAAAAGAATACAATCAAAAGTTGGTAAAGGGGAAGGTAGTCTTGAAGCTTGGGTTCAATCTAAGATTACTAAAGCAGCAGATTATATCGATACCGCAGCAGATTATATTGCAAGTGGAGAAATGGAAGAAGGAGTTAATCCTCTCAAAGATCCAAAAACACAAATTAAAAAGTCTAGTGGTGCTGGGGCATTAACACCAGATGCCGCACAACAACTTGGACCTAAAGCAGTTGCTTTACAAAAAGAAAAAGCAAAAAAAGTTGATCTTCCAAAATTTGAAGAAACTCTTGTAGATAAAATTACAAAAGAAATTCTTGATGAGAAATGTTGGCCTGGTTATAAAAAGAAAGGTATGAAAACCATGTTTGGTAAAAAATATCCAAACTGCGTGAAAGCGGAAGAAACTATTACTATTGAAGATGCAAATGGAAATACTTTCGTAGAAATTGTAGATTTAGTAAAACCAGAACCACTTAAGTCTAATATCAAACAAGTAGATGAAGCGACTAGACTTCAAGCACAAACTGGAAATATAATTGCAATTACTTTACTCTGGAGAGGAAAATATTATGCTGTTCGTATGTTCTTCCCACAGACAAAACTTCCAAGTCGTCAAGAGGTAACTGCAGAAGTTCAAAAAGTATATCCCGATTCAAGAGTTGTTCATCATTCAGTTTCGGAATTTATTCCAGGACAACCTTTAATTCAAGCAGTTGGTCCTCAAGGTGGAAGTGCCGCAAAACTAGGACCGAATAAAAATTATGTAAAACCAATGGGAGAAGAAGTTGAAATTGAAGAAGACTGGCAAAAAGTTAATCGTCAAGATAGAACTGCGGGATTAAGTCAAAAAGCAGTAAATGCCTATCGTCGTGAGAATCCAGGTTCAAAACTTCAAACGGCAGTTACAGAAAAAAATCCATCGGGAAAAAGAGCAGAGCGTCGCAAATCATTTTGTCGTCGTATGTCCGGAATGAAGTCAAAACTAACTTCAGCAAAAACTGCAAAAGATCCAGATAGCAATATCAATAAAGCACTTCGTCGTTGGAATTGTAATTAATAAGTAGGTTTTTGTTATGTCAAATGATGTTTATCTTGGTAATCCACTCTTAAAGAAGGCAAACACGCCTATTGAATTTACACAAGAGCAAATTCTTGAATTTGTAAAGTGTAAGGACGATCCGGTTTATTTTGCAAACAATTATGTAAAAATTGTTACTCTTGATCACGGTCTACAAACTTTTAAACCATATCATTTCCAAGAGAAGTTAATCAACAATTTTCATAATCACAGATTTAATATCTGCAAGATGCCACGACAGACTGGTAAGTCTACTACTGTGGTATCTTTTCTTTTGCATTATGCAGTGTTCAATGATAACGTTAATATTGGTATTCTTGCAAACAAAGCAGCCACCGCAAGAGAACTTTTAGATCGTCTCCAAACTGCATATGAGAATCTTCCGAAGTGGATGCAGCAAGGTATTATCTCTTGGAACAAAGGTTCTTTAGAACTTGAAAATGGATCAAAGATCTTAGCAGCATCAACCTCTGCATCTGCTGTCCGAGGAATGTCATTCAACATTCTGTTCTTGGACGAATTTGCATTCGTTCCAAACCATATTGCAGATTCCTTCTTTGCATCTGTTTATCCTACTATTACTTCTGGTAAACAAACAAAAGTTATTATAGTTTCCACGCCACACGGTATGAATCATTTCTACCGAATGTGGCACGATGCTGAGAAAGGAAAAAATGAATATGTTTTCACTGATGTTCATTGGAGTGAAGTTCCTGGACGTGATGAAGAATGGAAAAAACAGACAATTGCCAATACTTCAGAACAGCAGTTCAAAGTTGAGTTCGAATGTTTAAGTGGAGAAACCAATTTAGAAATAATGAATGATGATGGTAAAGTAGAAACTATTACCATGGAAAATTTATATGAAAGAATGTGAGTTCCTAGGATTATAAATAAAAATAAAAAATGTATTATATTTACTTTCTTAAAGATTTGAATGAAAAGGTTCAATATGTTGGACAAACACGGAATTTAAATGCTAGAAAAAGAGAACATAAAAGAAATAAACCTCCTCATAAGTTTGAAATAAAGGAAAAGACAGAAATTCCAGAAGATGCTAAAGAATTAGAAATTTTTTATATAGAAAAATTCAATACTTATAAAAAAGGATGGAATAGAACTCCAGGAGGAGAAGGATTTGATGGATATGATAGAGATGGAATTGGTGGTGCTAAAAAAGGAAGCATACCTTGGAATAAAGGAATAAAAAATTGTTTCTCAGAAGAAACAATAAAAAAGATGAAAAAAACCAGAAAGGGTAGAGTTTTTAGTAGAAAAATTAAAGATGAGCAAATAATAGAGATAAGAAAACTATATAATGAACAACCATTTTTACAAGATGTTGGAATGACTATGAAAAATGGAAAAACAATGTCTTATATTCAGGCGTTTTGTAAAGAATATGCTAAAGATTATAATTTAACTCCACAGGGATTAAAAAAAATTATATTAAATGAATGTTGGAAAAATGTTTAAACTTAACAAAAATATTAAAGTAAAAACTCCTAGTGGATTTAAAGATTTTTCCGGAATTCAAAAAGTTTATAAACCATATTATCATTGGATTATATTTGATGATGGTTCCGAAATAAAATGTTCGGATAATCATTCATTTGGTAAAGAAAGAATTAAGGCATCAACAATTAAGGTTGATGATTTTTTACAAGGAAAAAAAGTAGTATATAATGAAATAGTAGAAGAGGGAATATATCTTTATGACTTACTGGATGTTGGTAAGGATAATCTATATTATTCCAATAATATAGTATCACATAACTGTGAATTTCTTGGATCAGTTGATACTTTGATTGCACCATCAAAGTTAAGGAGTCTCGTATATGACCACCCAAAGACCAGCAGCGGCGGTCTAGACGTTCATGATGATGTTCTAGACAATCATGATTACTTAATCACTGTAGACGTTGCTAGAGGCGTAGGAAACGATTACTCAGCGTTTACTGTGATTGATATCACATCGTTTCCACATCAAATTGTTGCAAAGTATAGAAACAATGAAATAAAACCAATGCTTTTTCCAAGTGTCATTGTTGATATTGCAAAAAATTATAATAATGCATATATTTTATGCGAAGTAAATGATGTTGGAGATCAAGTAGCATCAATCATACATTATGATTTAGAATATACTAATCTACTAATGTGTTCAATGAGAGGTAGAGCGGGGCAAATAGTTGGACAAGGATTTTCTGGAAAGAAAACTCAACTTGGTGTAAAAATGTCTAAGACTGTTAAAAAAGTCGGATGCCTCAATCTAAAAACTATGATTGAGGAAAGCAAACTCATTTTCAAAGATTATGATATTATGAGTGAACTTACTACATTCATTCAAAAACATAATTCCTTTGAAGCAGAAGAAGGTTGTAATGATGACCTTGCAATGTGCTTAGTAATTTATGCGTGGTTGGTTGCTCAAGATTATTTTAAAGAACTTACTGATCAAGATGTAAGAAAAAGA